ATCAGTTATACTATGCAGACGTGACTTATAGGGCATTACCAGAGGGGTTGTTCATTGCGAACAGCCCTGTTGCTGGTCAAGGCATTTTTTCACAAAAAGGTCTTAAAGTTGGAACTGAATTGGGTCTATCTCACCTTATTATAGGTGAAGAAATATTTCGGACACCATTAGGGGGATTTTTGAATCATTCAGATTTTCCTAATTGCGAAAAATACCAAGTAGACGATAAATATTATGTAAAGGTTATTAAACCAGTTGGTCCTATGGAAGAACTGTTTTTGAACTATACATTTTATAAGGTATAATGGCGTTAAAATCGATTGGTCCAAAGGAGCAAAAAAGGTCAAGGGCTTTTAAAGATATTGCTATGGCATTTAGTAAAAATCCTTTTACCGATGATGCTAATGTGGTGAAAAATGATAATGCAATTAAGCAAGCAATTAAGAATTTAGTTTTAACTTCTCCTGGGGAGAAACCATTTCAACCTTTGACTGGATCAAGCGTAAACGATCTATTATTTGAACCTTTAGATCCCTTTACTGCTGATACTTTACGGGATGAGATAATAAATACTATCAATCAGTATGAAAAAAGAGTGAGATTGGAAAATGTATGGTTACAACCTATTAATGATCGTAATCAATTAAATATTACTATTGAGTATCAAGTAGTTGGTCAATCCATAACAGAATCATTTTCCTTCGTTCTACAGAGACCTGAGTAATGCAACCGAATAATTTAACAGCATTAGATTTTGAAGATGTTAAGTCTTCTATAAAGTCGTACCTAAGAACCCGATCAGAATTTACAGATTACGACTTTGAGGGATCTGCTCTTTCTTATTTGGTTGATACTTTAGCATATAACACATATTATACCGCATTTAATGCTAACATGGCAATGAATGAGGCATTTTTGCCTTCTGCTACTGTTAGGGATAATATTGTTAATATTGCTAAACTATTAAATTATGTTCCTAAGTCAATTACATCTTCAAAAGGGTGTTTAAAACTTACAGTACAAACTGAAAAAACAAATGGACAATACCCAAGTAGTATAACCTTAGGAAAGGGTGTTGTTGCAACTGGTGGTAATTATCTTTGGAATATCCTTGAAGATACCACGGTAATTGTTAATACTACTACTGGAATTGCAGAATTTGATAATTTGATGATTTATGAAGGCACTATAGTTAACTTTAACTATGTTGTCAATACTTTTGCAAGCCAGATATACAAAATTCCTTCTGAAGACGCTGATATTGCTACTTTGAAGGTTAGAGTTAAAGCAAACGAATCTGCGACTGCTGCTGACCTCTACAACCAAGTTGATACTATTACCAACCTAACTGCTACCACAAGGGTTTACTTCCTTGCTGAGGGCGAGGATATGAGGTATGAGATAAGATTTGGTGATGATAGTGTCGGTAGAAAGGTTAAAGATGGAGAAGTTATTGTTCTTGAATATCTTGTAACTTCTGGTGATGAAGCAAATGAAGTAACTGGGTTCTCTTTCGTTGGAAAGATGACTGATAACTTAGGAGTTGCATATACAACAGGTGCTGTATCACTTTTAGTAAAAGATAGGTCACAATTGGGATCTGTGGCAGAAACACCCGAATCTATCAAATATAATGCTCCAAGATACTACTCTGCACAGTATAGAGCAGTAACAGCACAGGATTACGCTGTTATTACTAAAAAAGTTTATTCTAATGCTGATTCCGTTGTTGCATATGGTGGAGATGCTTTAAATCCTCCAATTTACGGTAAAGTTTACGTTGCAATTAAAACTAAGACTGGATCATTACTTAATGATCAGACTAAGAAGGAAGTTGCAGCAGATTTAAGAAAGTATGCTATGGCATCAATCGACCCTGTTGTCGTTGATCCTGATGAGATCTTTATCTATAACAAGATATTTGCTTTATATGATACTGGTTGCGGTTCTAGTACATCTGATATAAAAACTAACATACAGAATGCTATTACTAATTGGGCTGGTCAAACACAAATTAATAACTTCAATTCTACCTTTAGAAGTCAGAATTTTGAAAAAGCAATTGTTTTATCTGATAAGTGTATAACTGACGTTTCACTACAGACTACAATTCTCAAATATATTAAACCAAATACTAATTCCACTAACACATATTGCGTTTCAACTGGTGGTCAACTATATGATAGTGCTCCAAGTAATAATGATGGCACTACTTGTAAGAAAGAACCAGTTGTATTATCAGGAACCTTCAGAACTGCTGATAGACCTGGTATAGATCAACAATTTGAGGATGATGGATTTGGTAAATTAAGAACTTTCTATAATACTGGTAATAAGAAAGTTTATACCAATAATGATGCAGGTTCTGTTAGTTATGCTACAGGTGAAATATGTTTCGGACCAGTTAATGTAGTTGGTGCAGGAGGTAATGTCCCTGATCTGACTAATATATCATTAACTGATGCTGTAACAGGTGTAGGTACTATCATTGATACTTCTCTACTACCAAATGAACTGCAAATACCAGTACTCTTTATCCCATCGAACGTATCTACGATTCCAGCATCTACACCAGGAACTGTTATTAATATTGTAAATCCTGAGGTTACAGTAGCACCAATTGGCACAGTGCCACCTGGTACTATCCCTCTAAATAGTTTGACACCAACAGTTTTCAATCAGACACCAACTACGGTTGATGTTCCAAATCTGGATAACTCTGGCACAGTCAATACTTCTAGTTGTTTCTAAATTAGATGAGCAATATCAATAAGGTTTCTCACGCTATAAAGGCTCAGACTCCCGATTTTATCGAGTCTGAATATCCGTTATTCAATAAATTTATTGAATATTATTATAGATCTCAAGAGAAGACAGGATTAGGTCAAAATATACTCAATAACTTCCTTCAATATCTGGATATTGATAAGTTAGACATTGGGATTCTTGATGGTGCGACTAAGATTGTAGAAGAGATAAAAGCGACAGATGATACGATTGTTGTAGAAAGTGTTGACCAATTTATTGAAACTAACGGTTCAGTTTTAATTGGTGATGAGATAGTTTATTATCAAGATACTACTCATGCACCTAATATTGCATTAAGTCCAGGTATTTCATATGATCAGGTAAAACTTAAGTGGACAGGTCTTGCAAGTCCTCTTTTATCATTTGATGGAACAACAACGCAGTTTCCTTTAACATCTCAGGACAGTCCTATTGCTCCTGCAACACCTCAACACTTGATTGTATCTCTTTATGGTAAAATTCAAGTTCCTGGTGTTGATTATGCTATTAATGGTACTAATATAGTCTTTACAGAAGCACCAAGAACAAGAACACCTTCTGATGGTGCAGATCAAACATATATTAACTTTTTAAGTGGTTTTATTGAAAACCCAATTGTACCAATAGATAATCTATCAAATTCTTTTGGTGAAAGTAAGAGACAATTCACTATAACAAGAAGTGGTGAGAGATATGAACCGATTGTAGATGAATATGTCCTTGCTGTTTATGATAATAGACTTTTAGTCCCTAAAGTTGATTTCTTTATAGATGGAGATCAATTTATATTCTTAACTGCTCCTTTAAACGGTAGATACCTATCATTATTTGCTATTGAGGCACCTGTACCTTCTTTTGGATCTGGTGCTGTTGGATATGCACGTATTAGTGATGCTGGTACTCTTACTAGTATAGAGAGTAATACCAATGGATCTGAATACAGATTTGAATATCCTCCTAAAGTAACCATTAGTTCTACATTAGGTAGTGGTGCTTCTGCTAATGCATTGGTAAATGGAGTTAAATCTGCTTCTCTTATAGATGGAGGTAAAGGTTATAGTGATACTAACCCACCAGTAGTTCAAGTACAATCACCAACTAAACCAGGTGCAACACAGGCAAAACTTAAAGCAACTGTTACTAATGGTGCTGTAACTGGACTTGAAATACTCAATTCAGGTAGTGGATACACATTTACACCAAGATTGACGTTTAGGCAGCCTGGAGGTGCTAAACTGGCTGCCCCTACCATCACTAATGGTAGTTTTGCTGCTGCTCCTACTATTACTGATGTTGGATTTGGTTATACTACTGCTCCCGAAATATACGTTGATGAACCCACTGGAACTAATCCGATTAAAGCATCATTACGTGCAAACCTTGCTACAGATGGTACTATTGCTTCAATTACTGTACTCAACGCAGGACAAGGATACACAACTGTTCCCAGAGTAGCATTTATTGATCCAGTAGGTGCTCAGATACTTCAAACCTCTGTTGATGGAGATGGTCGTGTAATTAATATTGAACTTTTAAGTGGTGGTAGTGGATATGAAGATATTCCATCTGTATACATTGTTGATGGAAGAGTAGATGCACAAGGAAATTCAATAGGTGGTACTGGAGCAACTGCTGTTGCTGCTATCTTTAATGGTAAGATTACTGATATTAATATAACTGCATTTGGAACTGGTTATACTGCTGCTGCACCTCCTTCTATTATTATTCAAGCTCCACCTTCAGCAGAAGCATCTGCTGAGATTGGTTTAAAGGAAATTACTGGTTTTACTGTAACACAATCAGGATCAGGGTATAGTAAGGCATCATTCACAGGATGTGCTCGTGCTGCTTCAGGCATCACTTCATACACAGAAGATGGTAATGCAGTATTCTCTAGTACTACTACTGCTGCTGCAGCTACTGTTAATACTCCAGTTAAGTGCTTAGACCAATTATTTGTAAAGAGACTTTTAGACAAATATACAGAACAGTTCCTTCCTGATGTACCAGAACTCGATTATAAGAAAATTGACGTTCGTACAGCAATTAAGACTATTAAAGACTTTTACTCTTCAAAGGGTACATCTTTTAGTATTGCTTATCTCTTTAAGTTACTTTATGGTGAAACTGTAAGTATATCCTATCCAAAAGATCAGATTATTAAACCATCTGATGCTACTTGGTCTATTGATACTATTCTTCGTGCTACTAAGGTTTCTGGTAATTCTGTTGATATTAAAGATGCTTTATTAGTACAAGAAGAGGATATATCAGACCCTAATATTAAAGCAGCGAGTGCTCTTGTAGAAAATTATATTTCAATTAAAACGTCTGAAGTAGAGATATTTGAACTTGTATTGTCTGAAGAGACTATTAATGGTTCATTTACTGTTCCATATAAGACAAAACTTGCTGAACCATTGAGTGCAACCGACTCAATTATTACGGTTGACTCTACTATTGGTTGGCCAGAAAGAAACGGTGAGTTTGTTATAGGTTCGGGTACTACGACAGAAGTTATACAATATAAGGAAAAATCACTTAACCAGTTTATTGAATGTACTCGTTCTGTAAATGGTGTTGTTGAAGATTGGGATTCTGCTACACAAGTTACTTCAAACTTCAAAGTTTACCTTAATAAGGGTACATTACAAGAAGTTGTGATGAATGTTGTTGGTATCGTTGATGCACAACAAACTGCTTTAACAGATACTGGATCTTACTACTTACCTGGAGATAAATTATCAGTTTCTAAGTTAGGTGGTACAGGTACAACTCCAGATCTTACAACTTGGTTATATAACGTTAAAAAGTTAATATCAGTTACTTCAGTAACATTTGGTGGTGTTAATGACCAATCTGCTACTCTTACTTGTGCTAATCCTCATGGATTGCTGGTTGGAGATCAGGTAACGGTTTATGGTGCTAACCCAATAATCTATAATGGAACTTTCTTAGTCACATCAAGGGATTCTGAGTATGTCTTCCAGTATAAACTTCCTCAACCTGCTACAGTAATACCTCAGGGTAATATTCTTGTATCTGTTGACCTCAATAAGGGTAAATCGGACAATAGTGCAGTTTTAAATGCTATTGGTTCTTATACTACTAACGTACAGAATTCATTCTTTGACACTACTCATACTTACGTTGCTTCTACAGGTATTCCTAACTATAAGATTGGTCCTTTCCCAGGATCTGCACTTCTTCCAGGAAACCAACGTAAATTAAATAGATTTCCTAAAGTACCTACTACAATTTCGACTAAGAATGCAATTTCTTCTGGTCCAATTGGTACTTGGGTCAACGGTGTATCAATATGGTCATATAAGTCAACTACAAGCAAAACTTTTGGTGCTGTAACTGGAATTAATATCACTAAAGCAGGTGAAGGTTATGATGCTGCATCACCTCCAACTATTACTATTTCTGGTGGTGGAGGTTCTGGTGCAACCGCATCTGTAACTGTTGATGGTTCTATCTCTGAAGTTACAGTCACTGCAGGGGGTTCTGGGTATACATCTTCACCTTTGGTCTCTATTGTAGGAGGCGGAGGATCAGGTGCTGCTGCAACTGCTATTATCACTAAAGGTGTTGTTTCTAGTATATTAATCAATCAAGGTGGATCTGGATATACTTCACAACCATCAATTACTATTGTTGGTGGAGGTGGTACTGGTGCTGAAGGTACTGCATCTGTTCGTGGTCCAATTAAGAGTATTGCTATAGGTAATGGTGGTGCTTCATATACTTCAAATCCTTCTGTTACATTAAGTTCTGGTAGTGGTGCAGTTGCTCAGGCAATTGTAACTAACGGTAGAATCATTTCTATTGCTATTATTTCTGCTGGATCTGGATATACAACTGCTCCTGAAGTTGCTATTCAAGGTCAAGGATTTGGTGCTGTTGCTCGTGCTACTATTGATACTGATGGTGAAAATGCTGGTAGAGTTACTGGTATCACTATCATTAATAAGGGTATCAACTATGTTCAAGGTACTACACTTATTAGTTTAACATCTGTTGGTCAAGGTGCTACATTTACACCTAATGTATTCCAATGGAACTATAACCTTCAAGCAACATCAACATTTGATGATGCTAAGGGTGCTGTATTTGAAGGTTTTAATAATCAGTATGGTGGTGAATATGCTCACTTATCTAATCCTCAGAAATTAAGATATATTCTTGGTGATAACTTATTTGAAAATGCTTCACAACAGATTAAGGAGCAAGAAACTCAATTAAATCACTCACCTATTATTGGATGGGCATTTGATGGTAACCCAATTTACGGTCCTTATGGTTTCTCCGATCCAACCAATCAGGCATCTTCTATTACGAAACTCAATACTTCTTATAGATTAAAGACTAATTTAGTCTATGATGCAACGACTAATCCATATCCAAGTAGAACTGCTGGTCCTTTACTAAATGAAGAGGCAGCAGGTAACTTTATTGAAGATTATGAGTATGTCTTTGGTTTAGGTGATTTAGATCAGTATAATGGTCGTTTCTGTAAGACACCAGACTTTACTGATGGTAGATATTGCTATTTCGTTACTATTGATGCCACAGAAGACGGTAATCCTCTATTTCCATATGTTTTAGGTCCAAGTTTTAACTCTGTTGTTGATAAATGGAACCTTGTTGATGCTGCAACACAACAGAACATTCCTTCAGGTGTTGTACGTTATAGAGACCCTTATGAGAACGTTGATATTGACGTTACAAGGACTCCAAATGCTTCTACTAATGCATTGACTACTGAAGCAGGAGAAATCCTCTTATTCGAGCCAGAAGACGTGAATAGAGATGGTGTAATTGATGCAGAAGAGACTGCTAATCCTACACAACTCTTTGAGGAAGCACCTCTACAACTCTTTGATTACTTCCCTACAGTTAAGTTTGACTCTAAGGTTGATATTGAAGTTGAGACTATTACTAAGTTTGAAGATGCCTCTGTAACTGGATTTACAGTTGAGAACCCAGGTATTAACTATCAGGTCAATGATAGACTGGTATTTGATAATACAGATACTGATGGTGATGGTGTATCTGCTCGTGTTTCACGTATTAAAGGTGAAAAAGTTACAACTTATGGTTTTGAAAATGTAAGTGGATTTAATTTTGGTACATTGAAAACTGATGTACCTCATAACTTGGTAGCTGGTGATAGTGTGTTTATTGATTACACACCTATCATGGATAATACGAACAAAACATTTAAAGTTCGTCAATTCAAAGGTATTGAAGAAGTAATAATTAATCAGACAGGATCTGGATATAACGAAGAAATTCCTCCAACAATTATCATTGATGGGGATGGAACTCAAGGTGCATTACAAGCAGTTGTTAGTTCTGTTGGTGCTATTGATACCGTTAACATTACTAGCTCTGGATCTGGATATACTACCAATCCTCGTGTTATTTTAAGTCATCCTCAGATATACAAGAAGGCTGATTATTATGTTTCTAAGATTGAAAATAATAATTACGTTAAAATTAATGATTGTAAGGTTAATATTAAGAAAGAGATCTTTACTTGTGGTAAAACTTTAGATGCTGATGGCAATACAGTAGGATTTGTAGCAAAATTATCTGCTACAGGTGTTAAAGAATGGGAGAAGACTTTAGAGAGTACAGACGGTAAGAAGTACGTAGAATTTGAGAGATTGTATGTAGATGGAGATAATGTTTGGGTAGTTGGTAATAATAGACCTAATAGTACTCTACTTGATGCATATAACCCTGATATCATTCTTTGTAAGTATGTACAGGCAGAAAATGGACTGAGTGCAACACTAAGTTTCCAAAAGGCATATGCTGGTATATCTGGTGCTACTCGTTCTGATAATGTAACTGCAATTCAGAAATATTCAGATACTCGTTATATTATTGGTGGTTACACTAATACTAACTCTGCTGCACCTTTTGATGCATTTATTGCTTCTATTGATACCACTGGTAATTTTGCAGTTAAGAGAAAGTTAGCTTCTGCAACTGGTAATGAAAAAATTACTGATTTAATCATTGATGGTACTGATGTATACTTCACAATGGAAGTGTCAGCAACCAGTAGTTCTCAAGACATCAATCAATGTGT